AAGTTTGGATTGTTGAATTTCATCAAGCCTTTTGCAAAAGCATATAATTCAAGAAGTAGCCCTACGTCTTTTTTTGTTTCGATAAGTAGCGTCAACTTTCTTGCAATATAATCAATCTCACATTCGCCCATAGGAAAGAATAGTTTCTGGGTTATGGGATGCAAATTTTTGATATATTCGCTGAGCTGCTGTTCAAACTCTGAATTTCGCATTTAGGACTCCTTTCTCTGTGGTTAGCGGAGTTTAATCGTATTCTTTTCAAGGACCTCAAATAGATCAGGATAGTGGCTGCAGCGTGCTCTGATTTGATTGTATTCCGCTTTTGTTCCATCTTTTTTATAGTACAGCCCTTTTTGATAAATTGCCTCTGCCAATGCCGCCGCATGCATTGTATGATCCTCTGCTTCAAGCAAGACGATCCTCATCGCATCCTGAAGCGTATGTTGAGACTTTCTTCTCAATTTTTGCTCATTTGAATTTACAGGTGGCATCGCTGCCTCTCCCTTAACAATCACATAGGCCGGCGTATTATCTTTTAACAGTACAACTTGCCCATGCTTGTCGACCAATTCAAACACATCCTCCGGTGATTCTAGTATTTGATTGTATGGAATCAACGTTTCAAGATTAATTGTCATGCTTATACCCTCCGGATATTTTTTGTTCTTTCTTACAAAATATCACGCGTTCATACAAATGTCAATATATACGCGTACAAAATATTTATTGTACGCGTAATGGGTGAATTATGAACTAAATACCCTTTGGTATAATTTCATCGATGTAATACTCACGGGCTGCCTTCGCAAGTCCGTTGAACTGCTTGTATACCTCCCACTGGTCGAGTAAATGTCCGATAGGCATCAGCAAAACTTCCTGCTCAGACCTATGAAGGAGGGAAACACCATAAAAAATTAGTCGGGCAAACAATTCATCGTCGCTTACCCGACCTGCGGGTTTTTTGAGGGTTCATCCTCGCTTTCAACATGGCGCTTCGTTCCTTTATACATGGCGTCCATGATGGCGTTTTTGTAGTCCGCAAGCTCGAAGGGAGAGGTGAGAAGTTCAACTGCTTCCTCCGTGAGCAGATTCCGCTTCTTTGACGGATTCTGAAGATTGTGAACAAGCACCGATTGATTGGCCAGCAAAGTGATAAGCCAAACAACCTCATCCAGCGCCATCTCAAAATTCTCCGTTTTCATGAGCTTTTCGCCCAAATTAGAAAGACCGCCATATCTCTTGGCGATCTCCTTAGTTGCTTTGGTCGTCAGGAGCATTTCATATTCCTGGCCGCCAATTGATATTCCTGCACTTCTTTCATTATCCATTTGCTATCCCTCCGTTACGGTGTTACGGTGAAAACAGGCTCATAAACCTGCGTGTACCAGCCGGTGATAACGGATGCCGGAACGCTCGCATCGTCCTCATTGACTTCCGATTTCCACGGATGTTTTCCGTTGCCATCAAGCTTATTTCTTCGCACCACAGTCCCTTCGATAGTCGGGGTGGAAAAGGTGATGCTGTCGCCCTTGGTGGTGAGGCTCGTTGCCGGGATGCCGAATACCACACGGTAAAGCCAGAAGTATCGATATTTACCGTTTGACTTCTTAGCTCTGAAGCCAACGGCCACAGGTGAACCACCATCTTCACTGCCGGACACAACGACGTTATTATCGTCAAGCGTTGCTCCGGTAAGGTCCTCAGCCGCCGTCACGCCGATATCATCAATGCCAAGGGAAAGGGTCCCGCTCTTGAATTCCTTCACGATTTCAGCAGGCCCATCATCGGCATACAAAGTCGCTTCAGCAAGCTCTACGGACAAATCCGCCTTCATCGCTTTTGCAAGCGGGATGGGCGTGCCGTAGGTTTCATTGCCGCTCAAGTCCTCTGTGATTTTGGCGTAATACAGTTTATCTAATCCGATAGTCGCCATTTGTTAATCCTCCAATTCGTAGTTTTTCGCCACATCAATGGCGTAATGGTGATAGCCGGTATCATCCTCATGACCGATGTACCGGCGGTCCGTTATGATGAAATCCGCATCTAAGAGGATACGGACAATTTGTTTTTTGAGAGCCGTATAGCTTCCCTTGTCAAATAGGGATATCCGCGCCTCCTGGATTTCATGCCGGGGTTTATCATCGGTATATAGCTCGAACGTATCAACCATCGGCGTGACCACAGCGTAACGGTCTGGTGCAGGATCTGAAAACATGCCTGTTTCCAGTGGAACGAGGGGTGAGATGATGGTGTTCAGTTCACTGAGAAGGCTCATATTTGCTCAACCTCCTTCTCAAACGCCCTGATCATCGCATCCACGCAGGTCTTTTTACTTGCTGTTTTCGCAGGCTTCAGAAAAGGTTTAGGCGGCTGTCCGTGTTTGCCATATTCCAAAACACCTGCAACCATAGCATTGCTTTTGCCATCCCTGCGTGGTTCGCTAAAGCCGACCTTGACGTTGAAATTACCGTCCCGGTCTTGTCTGGCAGAGGAGACTCCAAGGGCTGAAACGAGCTCGCCGGTGGATCTGCTATCTTCCTTCGTACCGTTTCCGATAACACTCTGTAGGTTGCTTTTTACTTTAGCCTCTAAAACTTCGCCGCCTGCTTTCAGTACGCGGGGAATGATTTCATCTGTTTTCTCGCCTAGCCTTGAGAGCTTCATTAGGAAGTCCTCCGGCATTTTTAATGTTGCTTTAGCCACTTGGTTTCACCTCCTTGGCAAGAACCTCAATATACATGCCGCGTCCCTTGACATCTTCCACCGAGGTAATTTCAAAGCGGCCTTCTTTGTTCACTAGAACCATCGAAGTTGTGACAGTTACATTCGGGATGCGACGAAAACGGAAAAGGTCGGTGGCTTCTGAGAACGTGGATCTGTTTGCCCATTTCTCATTGCCATGCCGACCCTCTCGATACGCTTTGACGGAGGCGATGATGTTGTCAACTTCCGTCCGAAAACCCTCCTGATCTTTGGTGGTCACTTTTTCAACGAGGTCAATGAAGGTGTTCATTTTTCCGTAGCTCATAATCACACCTTCCAATCCCGGTCCAGCCGAAGTAATAGGTTGACCGTATTCCACACTTGTTGTCCAGCCTGGACATTGTCTGCAAAAAAACCGCCCGTGCTGCCGTCCCTTGATTCATAGAAATGGGACGACAGCATGATAACGGCTTGCTCTGTAGTGGGTGGCATTGCGTTTTCGGCATAGTTGTTTTCAGGCAGATGTTGATAGCTCTCGGCATACCTGATGGCAGCGGTGATGTACATCTGCAAAAGCTCATCATCTGCCGAGTGTTCAAGAATGATGTTCGCCTTAACTTTTTCAAGCAGTGTCATACCGTCACCATCCTTTCATTGTTTTTAACTATCAGCTGCCATCAGACCAGCAGCTTTTAGCTTTGCAAGCAGCGCATTGAAATCAGAAAGGAGTCCTGAAATGTCCTCAGCAGTGCTTGCCGTTTGGTTCTCGGCTATGGACGGTTCCGGCACACTGGGATAAGTTGGAACATAAAGGATTCCGTCAGGTCCGACTTTTGCAGGAACGGTATCCGTTTCTGTTTTAGCGGCCGCCTTGATTCCACCCAGCGTGGTTTCAGTAGCGATGGATACGGAAGCAGAAGGAAGCCCCGTTACCGAGGCTCCCTCCTTGATTTCAAGCGTGCCGCCTATGACGGTTTTTTCACCGCCTTGTTCAGTGTAGTTCTTTGCGTTATAGCTCATCGTGCACCTCCGTTATGCTTTCTGCTGGAGAACTTTAATAGCCTCCGGCAGAATCAGTTTTCCATCGACACGCTGAGTTGCAACAAAGCCTACCTGACCGGTAGCTGCATAGAGCTCGTTGAGTCTCTTGAAAACACGGCCCTGACGATCGGCGACCCAGTAGTAACCGAAATCGCCGAACGCGATCGTCTTTGCAGAAGCCGCAATTGCAGGAACATAGGCTGAGGTGTACAGCGGTCTGTTCAGAATGGTGTCCGGCGTACCGGCCTGCAGTGAAGGCTGCCAGAGGTATTGACCCTGACCGTCCTTCAGCTTGCGGATCGCCTTAACCGTGGCATCATTCATGACGAACACCGCTTTGTTTCTGTATGGCGCCTTAAGGGAGTAGAACAGGTCAAGAATCTCATCGATGGTAATTGCAGTAGCGCTCGCAGCGGTCACGCCAAGCTGTGCACCACCGGTAGCTGCAAGAATGCCCGTAGGTTTCCCGGAGCCATCGCCAGTGAAGAACGTATCTTCTTCCTTGTTTCCGATTCGTCTGGCGAACTCTTTAGCGATGTAGGTTTCGAGGTTGAATACGCTGTCGTTAAGCAGCTCCTCGGAAACCTTGATCATGGTCCCAAGCTTATAGGCCCCAATGGATACCTGACCAAAGCTGTCATCACTTTCAGGAATTGCACCTTCCTCATCGATCCAAGAAGCTGTGCCCTTAGATGCTACGACTGGGATTTTGCGGTCACCGGAAGAAGTGGTAATGACGTTGGCCAGCCTTCTGAAGATGTTCTCGTCCTCTAGGGTATCCACAAGGGTGCGCTCAAATTCATCAGGCACAAGGTAGCCGCCTTCAGTGTCGGTTCCGATCTGAAGCGCATTTCTGATAACAGGATCAAGGCCTTCGCCAGCGCGGGTACGCATCGCATTCCAGAACGCTTTTCTGTACTCGTCAGATGCTCTGCCGCTTCTTGTCTCCATGCCCGGAAGAGTAGGTCTGCCCGTAAGAGGCATATTTAGTGGCTTTGAAAGCTCGCGGTCGAGGGCTTCCTGCTTTTCAAGACGATCGATTTCGTTACCAAGGGCGACCACATCCGCCTCCATCTTGTCGTAAACGGCGGTATCCTCAGCTGAAACGATGCCATCTGCACCACGTTTGGTATCGAGAAAAGCCTTTGCTGTTTCCCATGATTTTGCGCGTTTCTCGCGCAGTTCAAGAATTTTGTTCATAGTATTTTCCTCCTCAAAATTAGTGTTGAATTAAAGAGAGCCGCTTCTCCAGCGACTCAATTGGTGTACCAGTTTGTTGTTTGGGCAGCTTTGGCTTTACCTTGTCTAGTAGAGAGTTGGTAACAGCCCTGCGGCTGAAGGCATAGGTAAAGTCCTCAGTCTGTAGTCGTTTCTTTTCGTCGTCTAGAATGCCGTCTGCAAAACCAAGCTCAATGGCTTTCTTGGCATTAAGCCAGGTTTCCGCGTCCATTAGGTGGGATAGCTTTGCCCGTGACTGTCCTGTTTTGATCTCGTAGGCGTTGATGATACTTTCCTTAACCTCCGAGAGCATGGCGATGGCCTTTTGCATTTCCTCGCTGTCGCCAATGGCAACAGTCAGCGGATTATGCACCATCATGAGGGCAGTCGGTGCCATCAACACGGTTGTTCCGGCCATTGCGATTACGGATGCAGCAGAAGCTGCAATACCATCGATCTTCACGGTAACCTTGCCTTTGTAATCCATGAGCATGGTGTAGATCTGACTTGCTGCAATGCAGTCGCCGCCGGGAGAGTTGAGCCAAATAACAATGTCACCCTCACCGGAAGTCAAATCTGCTTTAAATGCCTTAGGGGTGACATCATCGTCAAACCAGGACTCTTCGGCAATCACGCCGTCGAGATAGAGTGTTCGGACACCTGAATTATCATCCCGTGCCCAGTTCCAGAATTTCTTCATTCGGTTTCCTCCGTTTCTTTTATATTTGCGAACGCGCCAGCGTCCTGCAGCTTCGTCATCGCGCCGTTGATGAGGTAGAGGTCGCCACCAAGTTCCACTGGGATGCGGTCCAGATTTTCAAGCTCCCGGATGTCATTGGCACTCATCCAGCCATTCTGACGTGCGGTGGCGTAACCGCTCATTCGGCTCACATAGTCGCCGCGTAGCAGGCCATCCACATTGAACTTAATGAACAGCTTTGACTTTTCGCTTTCCATGAGTAGAGCGCGGCACATGGACTGTTCCCAGCGGACTACCCAAGGGTCAAGGGTGTATTTGACGAACTCGAGCGACTGCTGCTCGATGTTGGAGAAGGACGATTTCTCAAGGTCGGCCAGCATGTGAGGCGGAACCCTGAAAATACGGGCAATCTCATTGATCTGGAATTTTCTCGTCTCCAGAAATTGTGCTTGTTCTGGTGAGATCCCGATGGGTTGATACTTCATGCCTTCCTCGAGAACGGCCACTCGGTGTGAGTTTCCACTGCCTTGATAGGCTGCATTCCAGGACTCTTTAATCTTCTGTGGGTCCTTGATGGTGCCGGGGTGTTCCAGCACACCGCCCGGAGCCGCCCCGTTAGCGAAGAATTTCGCACCATATTCCTCTGTGGCAATGGCCAGTCCCACGGCATTCTTCGCCATAGCAATGGGAGAGTAGCCAACCAGACCGTCGAAGCCCAGACCAGGAATATGAAGAACGTCCGAGGGAGACAGGTAGACTTGACTGTCCTTGCCAAGAGAAGAAGTGTCCTCGTTACTGCGCTGGTACAAATAGAAAAGCCGACCGTTTGAATCTCGGTCGACTGTCATTTTGTTTGGCATTAGAGGATAAAGCGCAACGACCTCGCCACGGGCGTTTCTTATGATCTGCGCGTAGGCGTTCCCCCATAACAAAAGATGACTCATCAGCGTTTCTCTAAACGCAAAGGAAGTCATCTCAGGATTCGGCTCGTCATGAAGTAGGTTGTACAGTGGATGTTTGAGGTGTTTCTCCTTGCCACCGGAATCGTTATATTGATAGATATGGAGCGGAAGCCCCGCCAGTGTTTCAGATAATATCCTCACGCAGCCGTACACTGCTGTCATTTGCATGGCCGTCTGCTCATTGACCGGTTTGCCCGCGCTGGTGTTTCCGAAAAAGAAGCTGTAGCGGCTGCCACCGAGGACATCTTTAGGCTTGTCACGCGCCTTGAATATTCCTTGAAGTATTCCCATAGACATCACTCTCCTTAAAAATGGGCATGAAAAAAGCACCCCATTTCTGAGATGCTTTCGTTTCTAATCTCTAATCTCTTATTTCTTGTACTTGTTAAAAACCTGAACAATATCTGGATAGCAGCAGGTTCCTTTTGGGTTGTTAACTTTACAGTTGCTGTTAACCATCGCGCCGGTCATTTTAATAACCTCATCAACTGAATTTGCACCATTGTCCTCAATTGCTGTTCTGATATCATTCTCGGTCACTTTATTGCAGTAACAAACGTAATCACCATCAATTGTTGAAACTTCGCTCACCGGTTCACCTGAGCAACAGCTGCATTTCTCACTCATTATTGGCCTCCTAACATATAACGACACTATGTGCTTATTAATTTTTTTACATACCAATAAATTATACCACAGTATCTTTAACCTTTAAAGGATCAGCAGCCCTCTCTCGTTATAAACCGAAGCGCCACTTTCGTTGCCACACCGAATCGCCCGGTCAAGGGCCATAATCGTGGCGACTGCACCGTCGATTTTCTCGGTGGATTTCTCTTTGTCTGCTTTTATATTGCCTGCCGGGTCGGTTCGGATGTAGATGTTGTCCATCATCCAGCGCAGGACAGAGTGACCTCCGTGAGCAAGCTTCTGTTCTAAGGTTAGCTTCATGAGCTCCTTGGTCGGAGGACTCATATCCTTGAAGCCCTGACCAAAAGGAACGACTGTAAAACCCATACCCTCAAGGTTCTGGACCATCTGTACAGCACCCCAGCGGTCAAAGGCAATTTCTCGAATGTTGTATTTCGTACCCAGCTCCTCGATGAAGCTCTCGATGAAGCCATAGTGCACCACATTGCCTTCAGTGGTTAAAAGGTAACCTTGCTTTTTCCAGACATCATAATTCACATGGTCACGCCGCACACGCAAATCGATGTTGTCCTCCGGTATCCAGAAAAACGGGAGCACGACATATTTGTCATCCTCGTCCAGTGGCGGGAATACCAGAACAAAAGCAGTAATGTCGGTGGAGGAGGAAAGGTCAAGACCACCGTAGCAAACCCGGCCTCGTAAGGCTTCCGGGTCTACCGCAAAAGCGCAGGCATCCCACTTGTCCATCGGCATCCAGCGTACAGCTTGTTTGACCCATTGGTTCAATCGGAGCTGCCTGAAGCTGTTCTCCTCGGCGGGATTCTGGCGGGCCGACTCAAAGGCTGCTTTGACTTTATCTAAGCCGACTGTAATACCGAGGGAGGGATTGGCTTTTTTCCAAACCTTCGGATCAGTCCAGTCGTCCTCTTGCGCTGCACCATATATGATCGGATAGAAGGTCGGGTCGTTTTTTCTACCATCAATGATATCCAGGGCCTTCTGATGGACTTCCCAGCAGATGCTGTTCTGATTGTCTCCGGCGGTCGTGATCAAAAAATAGAGCGGCTGCATTCTCGCATCGCCGCTGCCTTTGGTCATAACATCGTAGAGCTTTCGGTTTGGTTGGGTATGCAGCTCGTCAAATACAACGCCATGGGTATTGAAACCGTGCTTGTTGCCAACATCGGCAGACAGCACTTGATAAGTGCTCCCGGTTGGTAAATAAACAAGCCGTTTCATGGAATCAAGAATCTTGACTCGTTTTGCGAGTGCCGGGCACATCCGCACCATATCCGCTGCAACGTTAAAGACGATAGAAGCCTGATTACGATCGGCGGCGCAGCCGTAGACCTCAGCGCGTTCCTCGTTGTCGCCACAGGTCAACAGTAAAGCAACCGCAGCGGCGAGCTCTGATTTACCCATCTTCTTTGGAATTTCTACATACGCTGTGTTGAACTGCCGGTAGCCGTTGGGCTTGATGGTGCCAAAGATGTCTCGAATAATCCGCTCCTGCCAGTCAATCAGCTCAAAAGGCTTACCGGCCCAGGTGCCCTTGGTGTGGGAGAGCGCCTCAATAAAGGACACGGCGTAATCGGCCAGAGCCTTGTCATAGATTGAATCCGATGCTTTAAATCGGGTCGGAGAGTATTTCTTCAATTTTCTGATACGCCGTCGCCTCCTTTCGCAGGGCATAAAAATAGACCTGCAAAAGCAAGCCTTGATAATCAAACTGTACGAGATACAGAGCCGTTTCCGGCACTGTTCTCAATTGTCGTCGTTATAGCTCAATTTTCTGGCAAAGATCCTCCCCGAAGACTACGTTCAGGCTGCTACCATTGTCCCAGCTGACTAGGATGCTGGCCGTATCATCCACGCCGATTACAGTGCCTTTAGTGCCAATGGGCGGAGCCTGCACATCATCCATGCGGAGAAGCTCCACACGGCAACCGACAGGATACTGTTTACGGATGCGTTCGACAACTTCTCTATTTGGAAATCTCATCGTCAGTCGCCTCCTTAACATTCAGCAGGGTATTTACAGCATCAACTTCCACTGGGTCGTCGGTGGCAGCGTTTAGGTCCTCAGGGCTGAAGCCTTTCTTGGCTCCTGTTCGAAATGCGGCATTGCCGGTCAGGTTCCGAAGAAGGGTCCGGCGTATTTCCTTGTACTCATCACCAATAAAGCCAAGCCGTAGGAGAAAGCACCTGAAAGCATACTTCTCATTGTCCGTTTCCTTTTCCTTGGCGGTCACACGCTTCAGCCTTTTTGCTGCGGCACAAAGTGCACCAATAAAGCGAGAGTAGGCAGCCACCTCGTCGCTTTCTACAGGAAATCTGAACCAAGGGAATTTGAGAGTAGTATCCGTCCGTTCGACTGGAAGGGAATCCACACCAAGTGCCTTTTTTATCAGTTCAGCTTTGCTTGCAATTAGCTTTTCAAGATTGGCGAATCCTTCGTCGGTCATGAACGATAGTGGCATTTCAATGGTCAATTGGTCAGGTTCATCAGGTTTCGTCACATCGGTTGCCTGCATTCCATTTTCACCTTGGATGTTCTCTCGGCGGGTACGGCCCAGTCCCAGTTCCTCTCGGCCGTCCATCCTCAGGTCTTCAAAGGCAATCACTTCATCCATCTGTCTTTGCATGGCGTCGGTAATGGGGACATCGGGGTTTGCATACCGTCCTGGGTGGTGCTGGTCAATATCTGGAATCTCGTCAAGCGCCCCCATCGCACCAAGTCCGTTCTCGTAGGTATCGGGTTCATCATACTCGCGACTGTCGCCGTCAGCGTCAAAGCCTGCGTGATGGAGTGAATCCTCGAGGTCGAGGTTGTCAGGGCCTGTAAGCGATCCGGTCTTGTCGATGTGGTAGCCGCCAATCTCGTAGATGAAGCTTGGTGCTCCAAGGTACTTGGCTGAGGTATTCAACGCTGTGCTGATTGCACCGACCAGTGCTTTGCGTTCGCTGCCTGTAACATTGTAATTAAGTTTCATTTTCATACCACCTTTCTTTTTCGGTACTACATTCATCACTCTAAACCGCTTAAATAGCAACGGTTTTATGTGGTTTCTGAGGAGAATCTGTACCGAATATTCGGCGGTTTTAGGTGAGGTTAGGCATCTGAGCTAACGTCCGCATAGGAGTAGAGTAGACCATCACGCTGGACAGAAACCTTGTCGCTAGATCCGACCTGTTCGATGTAGCGCTTGACGATAACGTCACAAAACTTCTCATCAAGCTCAATGGTATAGCAGGAGCGGTCAGACTGTTCGCAGGCTATGAGAGTTGAACCGCTGCCGCCGAATGGATCGAGCACCAGCGTGTTGCTCATGCTGCTGTTCATAATCGGATACGCCAAGAGCGGGACCGGCTTCATAGTCGGATGGTCTCCATTTTTCTTAGGCTTATCAAACTCCCAGATGGTGGTTTCCTTCCGGCCTGTGTACCACTGATGCTTTCCGGTTTTCTTCCAACCGTAGAGCACAGGCTCATGCTGCCATTGGTATGGAGAGCGTCCCAGAACCAGCGACTGCTTCTTCCAGATGCAGCAGCCAGACAAATAAAAACCGGCATCGACAAAGGCTCTCCTGAAATTCAGCCCTTCGGTGTCGGCGTGGAATACATAAATGCTGGCATCAGCTGCCATGACCGCTTCAGTATTTGTAAAGGCATCGAGCAGAAAGTGATAGAAGGCGTCGTTGCCCATGTTGTCGTTCTTGATTTTCCCAGCGCTGCCTTCATAGTTGACGTTGTACGGCGGGTCGGTGATCACGAGATTAGCTTTGGCACCGGCCATCAACAAATCAAAGGTGTCCTTCTTGGTGCTATCGCCACAGACCAGTCGATGTCGACCAAGGGTCCAGACGTCGCCGAGCTTGGTGACGGGAGGTTCCTTTAGCTCTGCCTCCACATCAAAATCATCATCTTGGATGCCACCTTTGATACTATCCTTAAACAGATCGTCTAGTTCGGCAGGGTCAAAGCCGGTGAGGGATACATCGAAATCAGCACCCTGCAAATCTGCAATGAGCAGAGCCAACTTTTCTTTATCCCATTCGCCGGAAATCTTGTTCAGCGCGATGTTGAGAGCCTTTTCCTTCTCGACATCCATTTCGACCACTACGCACTCGACTTCGGTGATTCCCATGTCGATGAGCACCTTCAAACGCTGATGCCCACCTACAACACAGCCGGTCACCTTATTCCAGATGACCGGCTCGACGTACCCGAACTGTTCAATTGAGCGCTTCAGCTTATCATATTCAGGATCGCCGGGCCTTAAGTCCTTGCGTGGATTGTAGTCCGCAGGCAGAAGCTCGGCGGTTTTCTTTTTCTCAATCAGCATATCACTTTCCTTTCCGAGCAGTTAATAGCCGCTCCATTACATCATCTTGAGGATTCACACCGCTGTACTCGCCGGTACAGTTTTCCTTTACGATCTGAAAAATCTCCATCCATAGGCGATTTGTCTGGTTCATATAGTTCTGGCCCATCGCCACATATGGACTCTGAATTGCATTGCCTGTAGTAGGGTGCTTTGCCAGAAAACCATATTCAGTGACCGCTTCCTCACATTGAATCCACCTGGCAACGCTCATGGCGTACCGCTCTAAAAGCTGAGGAGCGACAAGAACCGCACAGCCACGTTCATTCAGCCACAACCAAGCGGATTTATAGATTTCGCTCGCGACGAGCGTCTTGCCGTCTTTTTGTATTGCCTCGAGCATTTTGTTTGGTTCAGGCATTTCAAGGCCTTTGAGATCTGCTGCATCTTGAAATTCCATCACAGTCAGTTTTCTGCCGCCAGGATTGCCCTCAGCAATTTTGTCGGCTAATGGCTTCTTTTTTGCGCCCGCGCCGATACGAGCGCCGCCACGGTTGGTACCGTCTTTTGCCAAAAATATCACCTCACTTTGCGGGGATGGGGCTATTCCCTCGTTTGAAAGCGCGTTTTTCTGCGCGTTGCCCCACGCCGCTGTCCGTTTAAAAAAGTTGTGAAGATTTTACCTCCCCCACGGGGTAAATGTGGCACCAAGTTTTATTGCGAACGATGTCGCTGATATGCCTTTGAGTGACACCAAACTGTTCAGATAATTCGCGTTGAAGGTAACCTCTCTGATATAGTTGTTTGATTTCATAGATGTCAGACAGTTTAAGCTTTGCCGCCACTGAATTTTCACCATGGCGTAAGCAAGCAGCAGTTCCATGTCTAATTGAATCTCGAACATTTTCTTGCGGTGTTCCCCAGCAAAGATTAAGTAGACGATTATCAAGGGAATTGCCATTAAGATGTCGGCACACCATTCCTTCTGGACGAACACCTACAAAAGCCTCTAAAAGGAGCTTATGAACAGGCTCAGCAGAGAAGCCACTTTTTGATTGCTTGTTTTTCAGATTCACACGGTAATAACCTTTATGAATTCGTTGAGACAGTAGCATTCGGACTCCGCTCCGGTATGAATATATCCGTCCAGAATCATCAGCGTAGTATCCATCATAATTGGGGATAGGTCTTATGTTCTCATTCATGGCAGGCACCCCACCGGTCACCGCTTTCAGCAGTAATTCGGGAGTGACAGGATTTACATAGAGCCATTAGATTACTCTTTTCATTGCCGCCGCCTTTGGAGAGAGGAAGGATGTGGTGGACCTCTTCAGCAGGCATCAGCTTGCCTTGCTTCTCGCACTCCTCGCAAAGGGGATGCAACTTGATGTAGCGGTCGCGGATGCGCTTCCAGCTTCTGCCGTAGCGTTTGTTGGACTTGGGGTCGCGCTGGTACTGGTTGTACTGTTTGTCCACTACCTTTTGATGCTCGGCACAGTATTGCTCACGCTCAGCGAGCCGACCGCAGCCGGGGTAGGCGCAGGGACGCTTTGGTTTATATGGCATGGGTTCACCTCACTTTCGGGGCATATGAAAAGCCCCACAGGATTTATCCCGCGAGGCTTCGCCTTGATGCTTTTCGCTACCTTAACATTAACATGATTACACTTGGACTAATAGTGACATACAGTGACATCTTCAGGGATTCTTACTTTGTTGAGTGCTGCATCATGTAAGCGGTAAAGATGGCGAAGGTTATACCCGAGCTCCACAGCAATTTCTGGC